AAACAAAAAGAAGTAAACTTCTTATCACTACTAGTATTACTAGTAAGGTGCGCTTACCATTAGGTTCAGTATACACTTCACCTGTATCCTCGTCAAGGGCATAGCCCTCAGATTCTAGCAGTTCAGCTAGATCCATAGGATTAATGTCATACATAGTTCGTGGCGTCGTGATCGGAGTCTCTAATTGCGTCATCAGTTAATAGTGTAAATTCGGCGTCGCTTTCAAGGCATTTAACCATATACTTATGGGCTGCCTTAGCATTGCGATAAGCTTTCTCTTGTACCTTACCATTAGGCCAGCGAGATCGTACAATTGCACAATATGCTGGAGGTAAGTCCCAAGATATAGCAGCTGTTAAACCGTCATCAATAGTAAACGGGGTACGCTCGTTAGTAGCTTCCCACATGTTTACCTCGTCGATGCGATTGTCAAAGGAATCTCGTCGAGTCATCTGTAAGTACGGGTCATTGATTTATCTAATGGTTGGTACCTATTACTGTGTACATAAATGCCACATATAGTACCTATGAGCCAGGTAAAGAGCAGTCCATAAACTGCTCCTAACCAGCCACGTTTTTTCATGTTCAATACCTCTTAGGTAAGTCAGGTATTTCAAAGCACTCAACTAGGCTACAAGATTCTAGTTCATCCTCTAACCCGTGCTCTCTGACTGTATCAGCCAGCCAGTGAGACGGATGAGAATCAGCAGTGACGTGCATCACTACACGATATGTTGGTAGTATCTCGCTTGTCATTAAGCTGCCTCAAGAGTGCCTTTAGTCTTTCTCGACTTTGGCGTAGTGCTTGTGGTCTTAATGTCCTGCAACCCAATTTCTTTCTTGAGTGATGCTGCCAATTCGGCATTATGTTTGAAGAGTCCACTTACAAATTTAATGATAGCTTGTTCAGTAACCCCAGTGAATCGTACTGTATCCTCATAGTCTTGTGAGATACAGAATCCATTATGCTCGGCACAGTAAAACATGTCGGGGTCTTTCATGTAATACTCGTGGGTGGTTTCAAAAGATAAAGTCATGATTGAGTAGTTAGCGGACGGAGTGTGAAAAAGCCTGTAAGTTGAGGCTCATTGAACATTAACATACGGGCATAGTATGCGGTGTAATTGTTAGATAACTTAAACTTCTCATCACTCTGTAAGAGTGCATTGAATCTTAGTATCTCAAACAATGCTTTCATACCATACTTTCTAGCACCTACACGTTTAAGGCGTAGCGCTAGTTCTAGCAGCTTAGCATAAACACTAGGGTTAGCTTTGTGATAAGCATTGAAGTCAGCTTTAATAGTCATAGCGGTCCTGCGATGATGATGGTGGAAATAGTCACACCTACGGGATATTATATCCCATAGATGCGACGGTGGCAAACCCAGGTGATTGCCTGGACTTGACTGGCTAGGTAATCAATACCTAACTCAGCATTAATGAAGTCAGTAGCGGCCATATAGTCTAACTTGATACGTTCTCTTAGTTTCTTACCGATGTTGGGTACTTCCTTCATGGTAAGTCTAGAGCCATACCATATTGAATAAGCATGCCCATCTATACATACATCATTTACTGTATCAGATATACAGTGAAAGAACTCAATTACTTTTGGTCCTCTAAGTATGTCCTCGTAATCTAATGATTCCGATTTAAGGATAGCTAATGCCTTCAATTTGTTAGCGGTGTAAGTACAACACTTAACTTCTAGTACATCCTGATCTTCCCCATGCACGAACGCAGTGATTACGTTCTCAGCATCTTGAATGTTACGCTCCCATCTATTGTTAGGTGATAGAGCTGCGATAACAGCCGATACTCTAACAGGTGATAAGTCATGTAACAAAGCAATTCTTTTTGCTATTGCATAGGATTCAGAGTACCAACGTTGACCAGCTACAACTTCAGCTGTAGTAGCTAACGTAAACTTAGCAACAATGTTTGCTGCTTGTGGTGATAGTTCAGAGAATTGCATTTAATTAAGTGAACAACAGCGGAGGGAGAATCCCTCATGCTGCCCATGATAGGGCAGGAGGAGAGAATCAAGCATGGTTAGTAATATTCTTTAATAGAATGTAAAGAAGGATAGTAACACATACTAGTACGATAAAGGAAGTCAAGGTGCTACTTGCCTCACTCTATCACATAACTTGTCAAGCTTCTTATTAGTCCACTTGACTGCCTTACGTAGGTCATCCATTGCAACTGCAAATTCATAGTCATGAATAGAACCTCTATTGCGTATGTCTTGCCAATATGACTCGATGCTAATCAAGTCAGGGTTAGGCTTGACTCTAGTATTAACCGTCTGGAATTCAGGTTTAATATTAGGCAATACAACTTCCTTTTTTACAGGTGCTGGTAGTAGCTCAGCCTTTTTAGGTGCTGGCTTTGCTCTACGTTTGCGTGTAGTTGTCATGTTTGAAACAAGCCCGACTCAGTGCCAGGCAACAGCTAGGAGTGGAGTTGCACCACTCGTTAAGCTTAACCTTCTAGCTCAGTGCAGTAATTATATACTGCCTCGTACCCGTTAGATTCAAATGTCTTCAAAGCCTCACCTAGCATGACCATTTCCTTATAACCAAGGTGCTCATGTAGATGCCTGCCGTGATAACTCTTTGACTGGTACAGCTCGTGACTATAACCGATTAGGTCAAGGAATAGACAGTAAGGATTCTTACCTGCGTCAAAGTTCGCTGACCACTCGAATAGTTCTTTAATAGCTTCCATAGTTTGAATAGTAATGGATTGATACTTGAGTGTATCATACAGGCCACACGATGATGGTGGCCTATAGGATACCTTCCTAAGTAATGTACTCAAAGGTTGTGCGATCACTGTTAACTAAGTTTACATTAGCCCAAAAACCAAAGCTCATATTTGGATTTAGTTTAAGGTTAGTCATCGCACGTCTTGAAACATTCTTGTAAAGATACTTACCCGTAGTCTTTGTTGATAGTTCACATGTTCCTTCTTTGATATTAGGAATAATGTACTCTACCCACTCGGATGTGCGGTGCTTTACATTGGGTAACAGTTTCATTTGAATTAATGACCTGACTCAGTGTCAGGTAATACTGACCGAGGGAGTTGAACCCTCGTTAATACCCAGTCAGTTATAGAAAGCTAGTTGTGATGGCTGACCATAGAATCTAGTCATCACTTCCTCAGTGATCATCTGCTCATTATACATGGGCAGTGTACCACAGTCTTTCAATTCTGCCATAACTTCTTCATAGATGTTAAGCAGGAGGTTTTCATTTTGTAGGTTAGACATACTCGATGATTAAATAAGTGAATACAATTGGTAACAATGCTAATGGTAATAACATGGTTCAATTAAACTCGCTCGCTGCGAGTTAATGCTCACCCCAGGTCATGAACCTGATTGCAACTGTCTAGTTGATTTGGGCTGGCCCAACAGGTGAGCGAATTCAAACAAATGCCATGATCTAATTAATTGCGCCTGTGGCTCGGCGCTTATCACCGACGGTTTCATCCGTGCGGCTACTTCCTCAGTCTCCCAGGGCGGTCTGCCTCCCTCTGGTGTCACGTGCTACCAACACGCTAGCGACTTAACGCTCGACTGATTGACTTGACCATGATCAGTTATTTAAAGTCGTTGTGGTTCTCGACTTGAATCCAATATAGGCTGAATCGTGCCTGGTGTCAAATCCGCTTAACACGGAGTAACAATTGTCGATCTCTCTATTTAATATAGATGATCTATCAAGATAAGTTGAAAGGTCGGATTCCTTTTCTTTGTCTCGATGTAATCAATATAGATCATTTCGGGGAACATGTCAACAGATTGTGAGAGATTCAACACAAATCCCCCGAAAACCCTTGCAACCAGGTCGCGGCACCTTGCGGGGTGTTGATTTGCTGACAAACCCCGTGATGGTGCCTCAAACATTCGTGCGGATCGAGCACCCCCCAAGGGGGTATCGTGATTCCCGCGTTATAAGATATGCCCTTGGAAAATTATGTTAAAATTCGATAGACATACTCTGTAGCCTGATCCTTAGTGTCAAAGAAGCGACAATCGCCCTCTGTACAGCCCAGGAAGCGGTGAAAGGTAGTGGTTCCTCCCTCTATATCATAAGAGTGAATTGTGGCACCTTGAGGGGTCATATGTAGTAGTTCAGGTTTCTTCATAATAAAGACTCTCTTAGGGCATCTGCAAGGTTATTATAGCTAAATGCTACATGAATCTGGCCTATGACAACTGCAATAGTTGCAAAGGTCCAGAAGATGTAGTAATAGCGTTGTTTAACCTGGCGTGGTTTTTTATCCATAGGTGTGATAATTGTGGTGTTTGCGGGGTGGTATATATCTAGTTCTTCTTGCTGCGGTGTAAATCTTCAATAATAATGCTGTGTTAATCATACCTCCATTCAGAAACATAAGTACTTTCTTCAGGTTTGGTACCTAAAGCTCTTCTAAGGCCAGGATGGCTTAATAGGTTAGCAATCCCACCTATATCAGAAGTCATAGTAGGATCAAAGACACTACCAGTATCAAAACCTAAAGCTCTAGTAGCA